CTTGGCCTGTCACTTGCATATGGCTCACCGCTATGGGAGTTTCCACTATGGCGTTCAATCTTAACGGGTTCAACTTCAATCAATCCGTGGTTGATGCTAGTGGTAAACCTATCCCTACTTGGGCTGATGTCCTCAACAGGGCAAACCTTGGTTTCGAAGTTATGCATGAAAGGAATGCACACAATTTCCCACTCGACTTAGCGTCGATTGATACAACTGAAGTAGCTATTGTAGCTCCTTCTGTCGGCTAATACACCGCGTCCGTTCATCCTTTTGGACGCATGAAACCTAAGCATGGAACGGGGCTTAGGTACTAGAGATTTACTATGACTGTAAAACTTAAGTATCGCGGTGTTACATACACAAAAACTATCTAATTAATTTAATGAAAAAACTTGCACTTGTCCTAGCAACCACTCTTGTTTCTACACCTGCAATGGCTGGACCATATGTAAACGTAGAAACTAATGCTAACTACACTGGTTCAGATTACACATCAAGAGCTACTGACCTACACGTAGGTTATGAGAATGAACTTGGTGCTCTTGCTTTCTACGTACAAGGTGGTAAGACAATCAATGCAGTAGACGGAGCTGATGGAGATTCAAACTTCTCTGGTAAGCTCGGTGGTTCTGTATCAGCTACAGAGAAGCTTGGCCTTTATGGTGAAGTATCCGTTGCTGGTGTCGAAGACGCTGACAACACCTACGGTACAAAGTTAGGAGCTAAGTATAGTTTCTAATGTCACAACAATCTAACACCGGTTTTGGAGTAGCACACCCTGTGTCTTACTCACCACCTGAAAAACCAAAGAAAGAAGAGAAGAAAGAAGAAAAGTTTGATGAGGACATCTCAATTGAAGAAGTACTTTCATCAATGTAACGAACTATGGATAGTGGTCTTCGGATTACTATCCTTTTTTATTTTGGTAGAAACAATGCATGTTAACTACCACAGGTCAGAGACACCTCAGTGTCGGATCTCTGACTAATTGGCTTTTGGCCCTGTACGCAGGATACCCTTTAGCCGTCTAGACGGTGGGAAAGACCACAACAAATGATCAAACAATTTACGTACGTAAGAAAGATAACAATACAAATTTTAATTAATCATGGCACAACAAGCCTCAACAGCTAATGCCAATGGTCCTATTTATGGAGGTGCCAATAATGGTGCTCTCACTAATGCAGGAACCGTTGAGCAAAGGCGAGCCCTTTACCTTAAGCTCTTCTCAGGAGAGATGTTCAAAGGGTTTCAACACAATACAATAGCTAGGGATCTAGTCACTAGACGTACCTTGAAGAACGGCAAATCATTGCAGTTCATCTACACAGGTCGCACCAAAAGTGAATTTCATATCCCAGGCCAGAGCATACTCGGTAATGACGAGAAGACTCCTCCAGTAGCAGAGAAGACAATCACAGTTGATGACCTACTCATCTCCAGTGCTTTCGTTTATGAATTAGACGAGACTCTTGCTCACTACGATTTACGTGGAGAAATCTCTAAGAAGATTGGTTATGCTCTAGCTGAGAACTATGACCGTAGAATCTTCAGAGCTATATCTAAAGCTGCACGTCAACCTTCTCCAGTCACTATGTCTGGATTCGTTGAGCCAGGTGGTTCTGTAGTTAAAGTTGGTGCTGCTGCAAGTACAACTGCTGCAGACGCTTACAACGCTGGTCACTTAGTAAATGCATTCTTCGATGCTGCTGCAATCCTAGATGAAAAGGGTGTCAGTGGTGAAGGCAGAGTAGCTGTACTTAACCCAAGACAGTACTATGCACTAATCCAAGATGTATCTTCTAATGGTTTAATCAACCGTGACGTACAGGGTACAGCTTTACAGTCTGGTAATGGCATCATAGAAATCGCTGGTATCAAGATCTACAAGTCAATGAACATTCCGTTCTTTGGTAAGTTTGGTACTAAGACAGATATGAATCCACGTGCTTCAAATGACAACGAAGGTTCTTTCGTTGGTGAAGCAATGGGTGATCAGGATCAAGCTGCTAATGGCGGTACACCTATTGGTGGACAGAAGACTACAAACAACTATGGTACAGCTGCTAAGTTTGCAAACTCATGTGGACTTATCTTCCAGAAGGAAGCTGCTGGTGTTGTAGAAGCTATCGGTCCTCAAGTACAAGTTACTTCAGGTGATGTATCAGTGGTCTACCAGGGAGATGTAATATTAGGACGTCTCGCAATGGGAGCCGACTTCTTGAACCCTGCTTGTGCAGTTGAACTCGTAGCTGGTATTGACGTTTCTTCTAACTTCAATAACACTGCTGTTTCAAACGCAAGTTTTACTTAATTTATATATGGGAGTCTTTATGGCTCCCTTTTTTTTACTGAAAAAAATTTCATGGCTACCAAAACAAATGAACTCGATACCGAATTATCCGCAGTCAATTCTATACTGGGAGCCATCGGTCAATCTCCAATCACCCAGCTAAAAGATACAACTACTGGTTCTTTAATCAGTACCAACCCAGAGATATCATTTATATATAATATTCTTACAGAGTGCAATATAGATATTCAAAGTGAAGGTTGGCATTTTAATAGTGAAGAGCATGTTGCCTTCACACCTGATCCAACAACAAAGCATATCAGTGTAGCAAATAATGTACTAAGACTAGACGTTACGAATGGTTGGCAAACTAAGACAATAGATACAATAAGAAAAGATGGAAAGCTTTGGGATAAAGTTAATCATACTTTTGAATTTACAGGTGATCTTTCTTGTGATGTAGTTTACCTATATGAATTTGAAAACATACCTCCAGTATTTAGAAGATATGTTATCTACAAAGCATCAGCTAGAGCTGCTACCCAGTTAATAGCAAACCCAGAGTTAGTTAAATTACTTACCCAACAAGAAGCTTATGCAAGAGCAGCTTGTATTGAATACGAATGCAACCAAGGTAACCACTCCATGCTTGGTTTTACAGATAATCAGGTTTATCAAACCTATCAACCTTGGAGAGCACTTGCGAGATGACAGGAATAACACAAACAATACCTAATTATTATGGAGGTATGTCTGAACAACCTGATTTTAAAAAGAACTTAGGTCAAGTAACTAATGTTGTTAATGGTATACCTGACATTACCTATGGTTTATATAAGAGGCCAGGAAGTAAAAGAATTAGTTCTTTATCTTCATTAGCTAGTGGAGGTTCATTCTTCCATTACTACAGAGATGAGGATGAAGGTTCATATATTGGACAGGTTAAATCAGATGGAGATGTAAAAGTTTGGAGATGTTCAGATGGTCAGTTAATGACTACTGCATGGGGGTCAACAAACAGTGCTACTCAGACAAACTTAAAGGCTTACCTAGCCACTAGTACTCCAACAGATTTAAGCTTCCTTACTATAAACGATACAACCTTTGCTACAAACTCAACAAAAACTATAACTAAAGCTGGTACTACAGCTAACAGTTCAGCTACTCATACAGCATTTATAGAGTTACTTAAGACAGAGAATGGCAGACAGTATGCAGTAAACATTAACGATAGTTCTACAGAGCGATCCTACACAACTGCTACTCGTGTAGAAATCAGTAGTACAAGTACTGGAACTAATAACAGACCTGCAGCTGGAGCACCAGACACTGGTCATTGCCCAGGTATAGGTACAGAAGTTTTTGACAAGACAAGTGGTAGTAAAACTAATTTAATATTCAGGCTTAGTGTTAGAGGTCAGCAAGGTCAATCTACTTCTTATGATACGTCTACAGATGATGGTGCTTCTTCTAATACAACAGCTGATTATGGTTGTACCTATATGGATGAGGTTATACTTCTTCATGGCGGTAAAGGATGGACTACTAACGATACAGTTGATGTAACACTATCTGGTTATAACTATCGAATCAAAGTAACTGCACATGAGACCACTAGGTACATGGCAGATGTTGGTGGTTCAGCTAGTGCAGGTTTATGTAGACCTGATCCAACCCCTTTCGATGGTGATACAGCAGTAACCGCTACAGCTATTTTAGGTGGTCTTTATACACCACTCAACGGTATATCAAATATCAGTGCAGAAGTTATTGGTAATGGTATTTACCTATCAAGTTCGTCAGTAGCTTTCAATGTTCAGATTGTTGAAAATGATTTGATGAAAGTCATTACAAAGACAGCTAATGATATAAGTGATCTACCAACTCAATGTAAGAATGGTTATATAGTCAAGGTGAATAATAGTAGTGAGTCAAATGAAGATGACTACTACTTAAAGTTTGAAGGAGAGAACGGTAAAGATGGTAAAGGTACGTGGGTAGAGTGTGCAGGTCCAGGTATCAATAATAATTATACTGCTGACAGAATGCCTCTTACTATTCAACGTACAGGTACTACAACCTTTACAATTGATAGAGCTGACTGGGGATCAAGAGAGGTAGGAGATGATGAGACTAATTCTTATCCAAGCTTTATCAACCAAACAATCAGTAAGATACTATTTTGGAGGAATAGGTTAGTCATCCTAAGTGGAGAGAATGCAATATGTTCTAAGCCTGGAGACTTTTTTAACTTCTGGAATACAACAGCTCTAGCAGTAAGTCCTACAGATAGGATAGATATTGCTTGTAGCTCTAGCTTTCCTTCTAAACTTGTTGATGGTATTCAAATTAATAATGGATTACTTATCTTTAGTACAGATCAACAGTTCTTATTAACTACTGATGACTCAGTACTATCACCTGAAACTGCAAGGCTATCTAGTGTAGCTACTTATAACTATAATCAAAAGGTATCACCTATCTCATTAGGTAAGACTATAGGTTTCCTAGATAGTAGTGGATCTTATAGTAAGTTCTTTGAAGGTGCTAATATATCGTCTCAAGGTGAACCAGATCTTGTTAATCAAACTAAAGTAGTACCAAGATTAATACCACAAGGTGTAGATTTATTAGCTAACTCTAGAGAAAACGGAATTATATTATTTGGTAAGGCTGCTGATGCAAATGTCATTGGTTATAAGTATGTCAATGTAGGTAATGAGAGACTCCAGTCTTCATGGTTTAAATGGAAACTAATAAACCCATTACGTTACCACTTTATTGTTGGTGATTCTTATTTCTTTTTAGATGATCAAGGTTATCTACAGGAGATGAATCTAGTACAAGCAAGTGATGATCCAAGTATTACGCAAGATGATGTTAATTACTTACTACATCTAGATAATTGGGTAGCTCTTAGTGGTGGTAGTTATAGCACAACCACAGGTAAGACGACGTTTACTAGTGTTTCATGGGCTGGGTATAGTACTTCTAATGGTGCGTTAGCACTAACTAGCTCCACAGCTGGAAAGAACTTTACTAAACCAACTATCAATGGCACTACCCTTACAGCTGACGGTGATTGGTCAGGAAGTATCTACGCTGGTTATCTATACGACTACCAAGTAGACTTCCCTAGATTCTATGTTTCAAAGAAAGAAGGAGAATACTCAGTAGGTGATGTCAACTCATCATTAATTCTACATAGAGTAAAGGTATCTTTTGGACGTATAGGCTTATATGAATCTATTTTAAAGAGAGTTGGTAAGACTACCTTTACAGATGAGTATGAATCTACCCCAGCTGATTACATAGAAGCTACAGATGCACCATTCTTAAGTGAAGATATAAGGACAATACCTGTATATGAGAAGAATATAAACGTTGATTTTAGTATTAAATCCACTCACCCTGCTCCAGCAACCATAAGGTCATTATCTTTTGAGGGTGATTATTCACCAAAGTTCTACAAAACTGTATGAAAATCATAGATAATTTATTATCTGAACAAAACTTTGAATTAATAAAGAAACGATTAGTTTATAGCCATGATCTTTCTTGGGGTTGGTCTCCACAGAAAGTATTTAAAGATGATGGTACTGATACGTTAGTGTCTATGATCTACCAAGGTCATGAACCTAAACAGAGAGATCATTTCGTTACTTTATATACCCTGTTCAATCAGGCACTAGACGTTGTTAGTTGGTATCGTATAAAGATTAACTGTACTTGGAAGAAACAAGAATACAGAGTCTACGGTTATCATCAGGACTATGGTAAACATAGCGATGAAAGAATAAAACATGCTAAAACAGCTATCTTTTATTGTACAACTACTGACGGTCCTACAGTATTTGAAGATCCACATGAATCAGTAGATTGCATAGAGAATAGACTTGTCATTTTTGATGGCTCTAGGAAGCATAGTGGTACTACTCATACTGAAGGTAACGAAAGAAGAATAGTTATTAATTTCAATTACTTTTAATGTCTAAATTTATTCACCCAATAACAATTGAGGCTGCTAAACAAGTTGCCTCTAATCTACGTCCAGATGATCGTAGAGAGCTCGAAGATGGCTATGGGCTAGATCCTATGGGACATCTTGTATGGGCTGCTCAGAACGACTCCTGCGTGTACTTCACCGTGCCTAACGGCAGGACTGCCGGAATGGCTGGAGTCGATCCTAAAGACGGACTAATCTGGATGCTATGCACACCAGAAATAGAAAAATATCCACATACTTTTGCTCGTGAATCTAAAAGGTTTGTTAAAAGCAGAAGAGAGAAGTTGTTGTGGAATATCGTTGACAAACGAAACAAAGTTCACCTCAAACTTCTCAAATTTCTAGGTTTTAAATTCTTACGTGAAGTAAGACATGGACCTAACAATTTATCCTTTATAGAGTTTTGCCGTGTGTACAGGAAAAGCCCAGCACAAAGCTAATGTAAATCAGTATAAAAGAGATATGGCTCAAAGAGCTGTCTCTTGGAGAAGTGACTCCAATATTTGGAGCATGAAGAATGACCAATACGACATCAATACCAGCGAGAATATCAATGCGTATAGTCGTTACATTGGTGCAACACAAAGAAACTTTGGAATAGAAGTCCAACAGTTTATGAAAAATAATGAGAATTTATTTAGAAGTCAAGTCTCTAAAACCCCAGTTAATGAAGGTAACCGTTCTTCTTCATTTGGAAGATCAATGAGGTTGTCTCAGTTATACTCTGAGGGTGCAATGAAAGCTAACTTAAGAAGAGCTGACATTCAACAAACAGAAAAGATAGGTGAAGGTTATAGAAAGCTATTAACTGCTCAATCTCAAGAAATGGGTAAGAGAGGGTTTGGTCCAGTTCCTACTGTTCAACCAGCTAAACCTGTTGGTCCTAGTTTCTTAGATCAAGCAATAGCCGTTGCAAGTACAGCCTTGTCTTTTGTTAGTAGTGTTCAAAGTATTGGAGCTTCTGCTGGGGCACAAGGAGCATTCTTTGGTAACCCTAAAGTTGGAGCTGGTGGTTATAATCCTTCAGCTTTTGGAGGTAACAATGCTTATAACAATGCATTTACACCTTCATTCACTGCCAAGCAAGCCTTTGGTACTAATTTAAGTGGAGCGTATAATTAATGACACAAACTCCATTTAAAGCCTTTAACGCTGAAGAGAAATTTGATCCTATTCAAAGCTCAGGTGAAGGTTTAATTAAATCTGCTAAGGAAAACCAAGATGCTTTCTTAGCTTCAATAGTTAAACGTAATGCAGATTTATTTAAGTATGAATTAGAAGAAGCCACTAGAAAAGATCAAAGGTTTAACAAGCTAGCTGAGTTGTCTCAGACGGCTGCTAAGGTAGCCAAACCAATACTAGAAGCACAAACCAACGAGAAGTATATGGAAGGTGCTGAGGCGTGGTATAACGCTTCTGCAAAGAACCAAGATATCTTACAAGCTGAGTTTGATGCTGAAGAAGATATAGATATAGAGGAAGATACAGTTCATGGAAAGATTGTTGAAAACTCATACAAGAATAATGAGATAGATATCTTCCTTAAAGAGGAGTTATCTAATTTAACTAGACGACAACAGACTGGATTCTTAAGAGCTATGTATCAAGACAGAGCTGAACAGTATCCAATGTTTCTTCAACAGAACTCTACTATTCCAGTTCAAATACAACTACCAGATGGAACCTTTACTCAGAAAACTTTAGAGCAAGCTGAGAACCCTAATGAATATAGACAGATAGAGCAAAGATTATATAGGGCTTACATCAGACCTTTTGCTACTCATGATCAAGCTGGTGTTAATAAGTATCTCTATGAAAAGATGAGAGAACATAACAAGGCTCATTATGAACAGTGGTATCAGAAAACGAAAGAAGTTAAAGAAGATAGAGACGAAGAAAAAGCAGTAGATACTGTTTTAAGTTCTCCTGATCTAGGTAAAGAGTTAGTTGCTTTTTATAATAAATATGAGAAGAGATATGGTGGTCCACAAAAGGTTAGAGACTTTATTAATGGAAAAATCATTGATGATATAAAAGCTGGAAACTTTGGGATTGATGATCTTAAAAATTTAGGTGATTACGAGCTTGACAGCAGAGATGGTAGAGGAAAGGTAAAGTTTAAAGACCTATTTAAAAGAGATTATCAAAAATTAGAAGACGAAATAAGAGCAGCTATTGAAGCAAAAGCAGTTCAATTAGATATGGAAGAATTATCTGATCTAGATAGATATACAAAAGCAGAAGATGCGTTTGTTAAAAGATCCATGGAGGATGATAAACCTGTTAGTGCAGCTGCTATAGAGGAGATGCAACGAACATTAAGAAACTTGCATCCTAAAGGTGAAGAAAGTGCGAAACTTACACAAATCAAAAAAGATTTGTCTTTAGACGCTGTAAGACTTAGAGATGAAAAAGAAAAGGCTTTAGCATTAGCTAAAGAAGGTAAACTTACAACTAAAGCATTAAGAGAGTTTAGCTACAAAACCTACACTGATGGTCAACTAGTCAATATAGCTCAAACTCAAGATCAGCTACATGGGAATAAAGATAATAAAACCCATAAAGAGGCTATTGAAAAAGCAGTAGCTAATGAACTTAAAGTAAGTCCAGAAAAAGTAGACGAAGCTGGTGTCTTGTTAATAGCTAAGCTTAAAAAAGATTATGATGATTATGTAGAGCTGTATGAAGACCCGAAACAAGCTCTAGCTCAAGTAATGAATGATTTTAAAACAGAATGGATTCCAAAAAAAACTCTTTGGGGTACTTTTAGTTTAAAACAATTAGGTATAGATACCGAAAGATATAAAGGTACAAAGCAGTATATAAGAGATTACGAGGCTTCAAGAACTGATAAAGGAATCAAAGCTCTCAATGAACAAGAAACTGTATTTACTCAATCAGAACTTGAGTCGCTTGGTTCAGATCCAAATACATGGACAGAAGTACCAATAAAAGCAAAACTAGCAAGTGCAGTATTTGGTATTGATGCAGTCGATGTCATTAACCTTCAAAGAGAGGCTTATGATTTAGACCCATTAGCTAAAACTAAAGCTCTTGAAGCGGCAGATGCATCTATACAACCAGATGTAAAGAAACTTATTTGTAGATATAATACTTATGATAGATCATGTAGAGCTTGGGGTACTACAGGTAAAGAAAACACAGACATAGTACCTGAAGAAAAGAAAGAAGAACTTGATGAAATCAGTAAAGACAATAATATTCCGTTTGCTAAGGCAGCCGCATTCTCTGATTTAAAAATAACTAACCCATTGATCACAGACTACTCAGACATCCCTGAACAGTATATGACTCAGTTTTGGAGTAGTGTTTATAAATACAGTGGTGGTACGGATACAGAAGCTTTACAAAATCTTATTAGACCAACACTAGCAATGAGCTATGGAGACAAAACCAATACATGAGGCATTAAATACTACTTATAAACTCAGTGAAGAAGCACTTGATAACATAACTAATTCAGATGATCTTCAAAAAGCAGAATCTGAAAAGTTAAATAATGAACAAACTGATACAAGTAGTAAGCCTCAACAACAAAACAACTCTTCTAAGGAAGATACAAAGTCAACAGAACAACAACCATCTTCTAAGGAAAGTGGTGAAACAAAGAGTGGCTTCTTTAATAAGAAACCTGGATGGAATAGACCATTAGCATTTGTGGATGCATTTGGCATTGGAGCTGCAGATTGGAGTATAGGTTTAGTTAACAAAATACCAGGAGTAGATGTACCAGAGATACCAAGGTATCAATCTGAATCACTACAGATAACTAGGGACTTAGGTTCACTTGTTATACCTAACATTTTGTTATTTAGATTTTTACGTGGAAAAGCTGTAGCTGCTAATACAAAAATAGGCTGGTCACTTGGTAAAAGCAAACCTTTTCAAATGTTTGCAGAAACTGGTCTAGCTGCTGGTACAGGTGCAATTGTTGATGAAATTGCTCCAGTACAAGAGAAGGATCATAACCTCACTGGTCAGCTTCAGAAATTGTGGCCTAATAGAATGGGATGGCTACCAGATAACCTAGCAACTTTAGATAATGACTCACCTGATATTAAAAGGCAAAAGAATCGTAACGAAGGTATACTCTTAAATTTAGGAACTGAGACAATAATAGCTACAGGTAAGTTAATGAGGAATCTACGTGGTGTTAAGAAGGCAACTAAATGGGTTCCTGAAAATGAAATGGCTAGGAACTGGGAGAAAAAGATTGAAGATAAACCTACTTTATCTAAAGATCCAGTAGAGAATGAAGTTTTAATAAACCTCAAGAAACAGTCTGATGAGTTCGATGCACTAGGTAAAGCAAACCTAGAAGAAAAAGGTATACCTGACCCTTGGACTGCTGATGAGCCTGTATTAGGTGTTCATAATGTATATGGTCCACTTGAATCAGGCATAAGAACTACAGATGATGGTGGTATTGTCTCAGCAGCAGTTGATGCTTATAAAGTAGCTAACAACATAGATACAATTGATGGTCGTCTTGGAAGCGTTATAACAGAAGCAGCTTTAACTAAAGGTTTAAAACCAGATAAACAAGGTAGGGATCTGATCAACAAGCTTGCTAAAGAACTACAAGAAACTGAAGTAGGGTTTAAAGATAGTAAGAACATTCCTCATACACATAAGCAGATAATGCTTGAAGGCGACAAGATAGCAGCAGATCTTATGGGTATGGAAGTTGATAAAATGAAGAAGTATTTGGAACCTTTTTCTGGGATTGACGTTGGAACAAAAGCAAAGATTTTAGATGACAAAGGTTATGCAGGTGTATTTAAATCAATTAAAAAGTATTTAGACATACATTCAAGTCTTTCATTAGCTAGAGCTAGAGGAGTTGTAAGTACTTCTTTAGCTGGTCAAGTAGCTGATTTAGCTGAAGGTGCTCGTTTGATGGAGAACACTCCAGCTGTTGAAAGAGCACAAGAGATGATCATTAATCGTCTTCGTTATTTGATGAAGATCAAAGGTCAAACAGCTTATGCATCTGGTAGAAGTTTAAACATGAAAAACCTTTGGAATCGTCTAACTCGTAAGAAATCTACGATGACGGTTCAGGATGCCTTTGATGCTATTAAGGCTGAGAAAGGTAGCTTAGATGAAGCATTAGCTAAATTAGATGCAGAGACTAATTTAACTTTAGATACTCTTCAAGCAGTTTCTAAAGAACGTCCTCAGTTATTAAAACCATTAGCTTTAGCTTATGAATTAACTGATGGAAAGGTTTCGACAATTGGAAGTCTTAATGAGTATATAAAAAACACAACTGGAGTATTTAAGAAAGCTATCGTTGATGGAAATCCAGACATGCCATCTGCATGGACTCAAGGGCTTTGGGCTAACATTTATAACTCTGCTTTGTCTGCCATAGGAACCCCTCTAAGAGCTGGTTTTGCAAACACGGCTGCAATGATAGAAAAACCAATTGCTATCAGCTTTGGGGCTTTAAGATATGGAGATAAAGCAACATTAGAACGTGCTAGTTGGATGTATAACGTAGGGATAATAGATACCTTACAGAAATCATTTGGGCATATGAAACAGGTCTTTAAAAAGGCTTCTAATGATCCTAGCTCTGTTGCATACATCATGCGTGATGACATAGCACGTAAGAATGAAGATACTATAGAAGTACTGAGAGAGTTTGCTAATGCTAAAGAGTTAGAAGGAGAATTTGGTCCTACAGCAATTGTCAACCAAATAGAGTTGATGAATGAGTTGTCTGAACATCCTTGGTTAAGGTTTGGTGCTAATGCTATGACAGCTTTTGATGGGTTTACTAGAGCCTTTATAGGTGCTGTTGAAGCAAGAGGAGTAGCATATGATAACTTACTTAAGGAAGGTCGGAAGATAGATGCTGATAGTATCTCTAGTGCATCGAAGATGGTATATGAGTCAATGTTTGATAGTAATGGATTTATAACTGATTCAGCTGTTGAACATGCGAGTAGAGAAATAGCTATGAACTTAAACAGTCCACTATCTACTGGTGTTACTAGTTTAATTAATCATGTTCCAGCTATTAAACCATGGTTAATGTTTCCTAAGACTTCAATTAATATGCTCCAATACACTGGTACTCACACACCTTTTATAGATAAATTTGTTAAAGAATTAGATGAGTTCAGACTTCCTTTTGAAGAGATGGATGGTTCTAAGGTTAAAAGTTTACTGGCTAACAGAGGTATTGACCCTGAAGTAATAGCAGGAAACCCAGCTGCAGTATATAACACTATTAGAGCTGAATTAAAAGGTAGACGTGCTATTGGTGCTCTAGCTGTAATGGGAGTCGTAGGTCTATTTAGTCAAGGTAGAATTAGAGGTAATGGTTCATACGACAAAGAAGTACAGAATGTAAGAAACGATTTGAATATAGGTAAGAATGAGATTCAAGGTTTTGATGGTAATTGGTATTCTTATGCTGGCATTCCTGGTATTAGTGATTGGATGTCTATCACAACAGATATCTTAGAAAATTGGGATACATTAGATGATCAAGATCAAAATGCTTTACTAGCTAAAGCTGGTTTTTTATTAAGTGCTAATTTATCTAATAAAAGTTTCTTAGCTAACTTAGAGCCATTATTTGACATGCTTTCTGGTAACTCAGCAGCAGTTAATAGATTTGGAGCTTCTTTTGGTAGTACTTTGTTTCCTGGTAGTGGTTTCAGAAGTGAGCAAGCTAGGTTATGGCATGGTTTTAAAGAGTATGATCAAGAGTTATATTCATTATTAGCTAATAGAAATCCTATATCTAAAGGAACATTACCTACTAAGAAATCATGGTATGACGGAAAAGAAGTAGGCATACCCTCTAACCCACTTGTTCGTATATGGAACACCTTTACACCAATTGGTAAAGTAAGAGAAGATACAGGTAAAGGAGAGAAGTTCTTATCAGATATTGAATTTGATGTAAGACCTTATATGAAAACTAACGGTAAAGGTATTAGATACTCACCAGACCAGCGAGCAGCTGTGTTCGAGAAGATAGGTGAGATGGGATATTTCAGAAATGAAGTAGAACAAATCATGAAGAAAGTATCTGCTAAAGAGTTTCGTCAATTATACCGTAACCAACAAAGAGAAAGTTCTTTACCTGTTGATAGAAAAGAGACAGCCAATGTTTTTAGAGCACTTTCAAAAGCACTATTAGATGCAAAAAGATTAGCTGAAGGTTCTCTTTCTGATGAGATGAAGCTTGATATCAAGATTAAACAATATAAAGAATTAGAAAGTAAACGTGCTCAACAACTTAACGATCTTGAGACCCTTCTCAAATTAGAAAACAAATAAACCCACCATGACAAACAACAACATGAACAAATGGCCGCAACCTATAAGGATAACGGCGGGAGTGTAAATGGC